TCATGGGTTGATGGTATCGGCACTATTGTAGTGTTATTGATTGGATATGCGGCCTATCGCTGGATTAAAAAGAAAACTAAGTAGTTTTATCTTCTTCTTTTTTGATTAGATCTTTTTGTGAATCACCCGGAACAATACGATAATTGTCCTCAACGCTATCGGGTGTGCTAACTTCTGTTAGACTAGAGTTGTCTTCTAATGCTTCTAATTGATGTGGTTGTAATGGAGGATTATGCCAAACATCTCCAGGATTTAATTCTTTTGAATACATAACTGCACTTTTGGTATCAATCCAACGTAGTAAAAATTTTCCGTTATTAATAAACCAGGTTTCGTCTTTTTCTTTATGAAAGTGCATGGAAAACTTATTGCCTTTTTTGGTAAAGAAAAGGATCTTTCCAGCATACTTGTCATTTGTTGACCAGATTAATTCGTATCCCCAACCTTTATCTACTTTACCGTTTTGTCTATTTGGCATTAATGTAATCTCCAACTTTTATGTAATCTATTTTAACATGTTTATTTAAATTTGTCAAATCAGCACAGGTATATTCTTGATATTGTCCTTTAACACTTTCGGGCATTGGTATAACACTAACTTTTGCATTATATTTTTGAGCGATTGTGTGTGCTATATAAAAGAAACTTTCTGTTTGTCCTGTTCCTATGTTAAAGATCCCACTGGTATCACGATGTAACATTTTTTCCTGTATCTTACACACGTCTGCCACGCAAATAAAATCTCGTTCATAATTTGCACTATTTTGAAAAATATTAATGTTTCCTGTTTCTTTTGCTTGTTGTGTAAACTTATGTATAGGACTTGCTTGATCTCCTTTATGATTTTCTCCCGGACCATACACATTAAAATATCTAAATGATTGGATATTCATATTAAATTCTTTATTGTATATTCCTGCTTCAACTAAAAATCTATCAATTAAATACTTGCTCCATGCATACGGACTTTTAGGTAAACATTTAGAATCCTCTCTAAATCCGTCTAGTCCAGGACCATACACACTTGCTGAACTTGCAAGTTGTAAGTTAACACCAAAGCGATCACAAACTTGTATTAAGTTCATTGTGAATTCATAATTTTGTTTTAGTACCTTTTCAACATCAGTTTCTGTTGTTGAACTAATAGCACCTAAATGAATAACCCAATCATAAGGTTCTGGATCGGGTAATGTGTTTTCCTTATAAGAGTAACCTTCAACTTCGTGTCCTTGAGATACGAGATGTGTTACTAAATTTTGTGCTATAAATCCTTCTGGTCCTGTTACTAATATTTTCATCTTTCAAAATCTACCATAAAACTTCTACGAGGTGCTTTTGCAGGATAAACACCATGCCACACATCACTAGAAAATAAAACTAATTTGCCTGGTTCCGGTTGTATTGTTGTATACTCATTGTTATACATAGTATACAATAAACCATTTAGTGTTGTCATTCTTTTTTCTTTGGGTTGACCATCAAAAAATAGCACGGAATTAATTGAATTATCATTATGTTTATGCAATGTTTGATATCCACCATCCATGTATTCAACACCCCAAGAATGAATAATTTTTCCAAACTCGATACCTGATACTTTCTTATAATCTTCCTTTAGTTTAGGCCACCATGATGCAGGCAATCCCTTTTCGCCAATATCAAAACCTATCGTATTAAATTCAGGTTCATGATTGACCTTTTGTCGATGTTCTTTCCAAAGGTCTTCATAGTATTTCCAGTCTTCGATGTATGTTTCAATTATCATTTTTTTAACTTTTCAATAATGTTTGTTGTAGAATGACCTTCTACCATTGGAAAAATTTCTACCCTTGCTAGTTCATGTCCAACGGTAGTGCTAACGGTATAATCACCGCCTTTTACAATAATATCAGGACGTATGTTTTCTAAAATTTGTTGTGGAGTATCTTCTGTAAACACAACAACTTCATCTACCCACGGTAACATTTCAAGTTGACGTTTTCTTGTTAAGAAATCGTTTACAGGTCTACCTTCTCCTTTTAAACGTCTTACACTTTCGTCATCGTTAATACCTACAATTAGTTTTTGTCCTAAACTTTTTGCATACTTTAATAATTCTAAATGCCCGGGGTGTAATATATCAAATACTCCGTTTGTCCACACAACACCTCTGCTTAAATCATCTTTGCTTACACTTACTACACCACGCTTTTCTACATTTCTAGCACTTGCATAGCAGGCTAGTTTACAAGCCTCGGGTATTGACATATTATTTGACGTATGTGCGTATGCTAATACAGCCAAGAACGTATCACCGGCACCAGTAACATCTGCTACTTCTCTTACTTCTTCTTTGTAGTGCCAATAGTTTTCGTCATTAATTACATGTACTCCGTTAGCACCGTCTGTAACAATTAGCCAATTCCATTTGTGTTGAATCATTTGATATCTAGCAGAGTCAATATTAAACTCTCCAAACCATTCTTTATATTCTTTCATGTTTGGTTTAACTAGATAAGCACCGTAATATGTTTGAGAAGATTGTTTAGGATCTACATAAACGTTTAATGTTTTTTCTAAAACACTAGCGATAAACATCTGTGTTACTAGACCTTTATTATAATCACTTATTAAAACAATATCTTCTTGATTTAAATCATTAATAAACTTTTCGCCTATTGTTCCTGTATAGGGAACTTCTCGATCCCAACGTAATATATGCTGTCCACCATCGTTTACCAAACGTGTTTTAGTTGTTGTTACAGATGAATCGAATTCTATGCGAGAGTGTATATTAGTATCTTTTAATAATTCAATTAATTTGTATCCTTCTTTATCAGATGATATTGACCCATATAATTCTACTTGTGAATATATGCTAGAAAGATTAACTGCAAGATTTGCGGCGCCTCCTGCACTATATTTTTGTTCTGTTTCTAACAAAACAGGTACCGGAGCCTCAGGACTCATTCTATTCGCTTCACCGACAATCCAACGGTCAAGCATAATATCTCCGTAGATCTTAATCATACTAAATGCTCTCAATAATTTCGGTTACGGTAGCAATTTTGGTTTGGTTTACTTTATTTGTTAGAGTATTTCTTAAACCCACATGCAGTGGTTTTGGATAACTTGATGCATCACACCAAGCATAACCCGAATGTTCGTTGTTTAAGACTGGTATAAATTCTTTTTCAACTACTGCAATATATGTATGAAAGAAGAACTTTTGATCTTTTGATGTGTATAATTCCAGTGGAATAGTTTTTAAAATTTTCGGAGTTGAACCAATTTCTTCTTTTATTTCACGTTCTAATGACGTCCATGGAGTTTCTCCTTGTTCAGTCATGCCTCCAACTAATCCCCATTGACCTTGAGTTTTTGGTTTGGTTCGTTGTAAAAATAAAAAGCGTTTGGTTTTTGTTGCGTAGAATAACGCACCCGAACAAATAATATCTTTTTCTAAAGTACTAGTCGCCATTTTTCTGCTTCGTATTCACCTTCATAACTTTTAACCCAAGAACCTGTTTCGTTTGTAAACTTATACTGGATTCCTGTATATAAGTTAGTTATGTAAATAGGTGTCTGTGCCACACTAGAATCGGCACGTTCCTCGTTAGCAGAACTATCAAATACTATTTCCCATTGTGAGCCTGTCCAAACTATTATATCATTTGCATTTGCTCTAAATATTGTTCCATCAGCATTTTGCCAAGCATTAGCATTAGCATCTGAACTATCACCTTTTACATTTGGATTGATATCAGTTAAAATTAGATATCTTAATCCTGCTTGTGCTGGTGTAATTGGTGTAGGATTAAATTTTGTTGGATCAATTATAGCATCAACCGTTCCTAATTTTGCTGAATTTCTATAATTATCATTAATGCTTGTATCTTCCGGAATAGTATCAGTATCAAAATTTAATACCATTTCGTTTTCGTCTGTAGGATTTACACTTGCTGTCGCAACAATTTCGTCACCGTTTGGTTTTTGTAATCTAATACTGCTTACTCCTGCTCTAAACTTTCCAGGATATTGATCTAATAACTTATACCAACTAACAGGAGTTCCTGTTCTAACAAAAGATCCTGGTTCGTCCTCGCTTACACCTTCAGCATTTCTAATTAATTTTGCAACATTATTGAAAACCAATAAATCATACATTCCTGGAGTAACTGATTGTGTACTCATAGGACTAATAGCATCAATAACACCGTCCGAAACAGAACCACTTTCATCGAAAACATTCATAATAATTTTTTCAATGACTCCAAGTTTTCTAACTTTTGCTGGAGGTGTAATCCATATAGGCATAATAAATTCCATCTCGCCTATATCTATTTCTGTTTCAATACCTTGCGGAATACTTCTTGTTGAAAAGTTTACGCTTGATAATTCAATTAAACTTAATGAAGTCCAATCAATATAATTTGATGTACTTTGTATTTCTAATGCTGGATTAAACAGAACAAGCATTTGTTCCATGATTTGTAATTTTTGATCTGTATTGGTTGACCAAATATCAGTCTTTACCCTTAAATTAAATGGCACAGGCATGTGTCTTTCGACCGTATAACCTGGTCCTTGATCTATTGTAGGATCTCCTGCTGAATCCTCATCTCTGGTTCTGATGTTCATTTTGCTTACGTGGGTTGGATTTTGTACCCTATCACGTGCATATTCTAAACCAGAAATATAACAGGCAATTCTAGGAGCAGAAACAATTTTATTTTCTGAATTATCTCTAATAATACTTGCAACCTGTCTTGTAAGATTTCCATAAGAAACCGGAACTTTTCTCAAAGTGCCAGCACCATCTTTGTAACTAAAGTTACTAAATGCCCTAATAAATTGTGTTACAAAGCGTCTTATTTGACCGTCATAAAAATGTTGCATGTAAATTATCCTAGTTGTTAACTATATTTATTACCATATTAAAGTGTAACTTTGCTAATAGCATCACTTTGTAAAGTACCTTTTGGCCATAAATTAAATGCTATACTAATACGATTGTTGCTATCCTGTACAGGAGTTGTATAATGTCGTAGATAACTAGGAAATATAATCATTGACTCTCCTGAAAAATTATAGTCCATTTGTTCGTTATTGTATGCATTTGATTTTTTAACATTAGGTGCTATTGTAGGACAAGGTAACGGAGATAAAAATGTTATCGGACTACCATTACTTCCGTATGGATAGTAAACTCCGCTTAACCAACTATTAGGATGCCAATGTGGTTTAATAAATTCATCTTTTACAAATCTATTAATCCATAGTCTTGACATTTCTAACTCAGTTTCGTCAAATCCTAATAAATCAAAAATTTCACTTTTAAAACTTAAAATTATTTCTTTAAGTTCGTTATATTCATCACCGCCTTCTAATCCTACTACTTGAGTAACCTCTTCAAAATGCTTAATAGTCTCATTAATAACTTTGTCTTTGTTTTTCCAAACAATTGGAGTCATAAAGATGGGAACAGAAAATGCTTCAAATCGTGTTAACATATACTTAATTAGTTAACGTAGATTAAGTGTTGTCTGCTTTTGGTGTAAGTGCTGTGCTTAATGATTGTTTTTCTTTAACCGTTTCACCATTAATTTGATTGGTGTTAGTATTATTAACAAACGTACCAATTTGATTTTTAGTATCATTACTGCTAGGCGGTACGGTTCTTACATTATCGTCGACCTTAACCCAACGATTGCCGTCATATCTAAATAATCTATTTGGTGAATAGTCTGTGCGTAGGTAAAAGTCACCGTCTGATGCACCTAGTGGAAATTGAACTCCAAATCCATATGGAGCACCATTCGGCGGCATTGCATTACTGGTTAAGTAGCCAACATAATATTTCTTTTCTGCTGTATTTAAAACACCTGCCGCCTGTGTGCTAACATCACCCGCTTCATCTGTTGGAACAACAAAATACTTGTCTGTGTCATATCCTGTTAAAGGAACATCTTCTTCTGCTTGAGCAAGAACCGCTTCATTAATTTGCATTTCTTTTTCATATGTTGACATAATATCACGCAATGAACTACCATCGCCTGCACCTGCATCTTTATCTAATATTTGTTTAAATTCTTGGCTATCTACTAACGGTTTACATTTGCATCTTAATAAATGCGGGTACCAAGTTTGTGAAAATCCTTCAGCACTTCTGTTAACATCTTCGATAACATAGAAACGTTTTAGTGCTATGCTAAAGTCGTTAAGAGCATACTCGTCTTTTAGATGAGGAAGTTCTAAAACATCACCGCTCATTAATTTTCTACCAAGTGTTTCGACACTAGAATTTAAATGAAAGGTTATAAAAACCGTGTCATTTTGTAAAAACATTCCAAATTGTGAAAGGTCAAAATCTATATCCTGAACATTATATATTCCTCTAGTAACATATACATCATCAGAATATTTTCTATCTCTATTTTCTAGAAATAACAAATCTTGTATTTTAGTTTCGGGTATATCGTTAGTTCCTCTTGGCTGGCTAGGAGTAGCCTTATCGCCTGGATCAACAGGACCTAAATATTTGTGTATAAAAATGTCTGTACCGCCGACCTGAAATGCTTCATTAACGTTTCTGTCAATAAAGCGATAATCTGCGGATTTCTCTGGTTTATATAAACTTAATCTTGGCATAGTAATTGTATTTATTGGAAAGACTCAACATAAATACTAACATGAGCACACAATTAGATACAGCAAAACAAAACCTATTCAACTATGTGCGTACCATGCTTGGCGATGGTATGATCGATGTTGAACTCGACCCTAACCATTACGAAGTAGCACTTGAAAAAGCACTTGGCAAATATAGACAACGTGCAGAAAACGCAGTTGAAGAATCTTATGCAACACTAGAACTTCAAGAAGATACCAATGATTATATTCTTCCAAATGAGATTATGGAAGTACGAGAAGTATTTCGTAGAAGCATTGGCTCACGCACAGGCGGCGGCGATGGAGGAACAATTTTTGAACCTTTTAACCTAGCCTACACAAATACATATTTGTTAAGTTCAACACAGATGGGCGGGTTAGCAACATACTTTGCATTTGCTGGATATCAAGAACTAGTAGGTAAAATGTTCGGATCATTTATTAATTTTAAATTTGATCCAGTGACTCATAAACTAACAATCTTTCAAAGACCGAGAGGAACTGAACCGGTTCTTCTACAATGTTATAATCAACGTCCTGATTTTAATTTACTTGCAGATCCTTATGCAGGACAATGGCTCAAAGATTATACCTTAGCAACCTCAAAATACATGCTCGGCGAAGCACGTGGTAAATTTGCCACAATTAGTTCTCCACAGGGTGGAACATCACTAAACGGTGATGCACTAAAAGCAGATGCCCAAGCAGACATGGAGAAATTAGAGCAAGATTTGGCTAATTATGTTGATGGTTCTAAGCCATTATCATTTGTTATTGGCTAAAAATAACTTGACTTTTTTATTCTAACAGCATATAATAAACTTTTACATGGGATATATAAACTTACTATGATTATTGGTTTCGTAGGCCTGATTGGCTCTGGAAAAGATACCTGTGCTGACACCCTTGTTAGTGAAGGTGGGTTTAAACGTGTTAGTTTTGCTACTACCCTTAAAGATGCTGTATCGGCTGTTTTTGGTTGGGATAGAGAAGCACTAGAAGGAAACACAGAAGAGTCACGTGCATGGCGTGAAGAAGTGGACGAATGGTGGGCAGAAAAACTAGATATGCCAAAACTTACTCCGCGTTGGGTATTACAATATTGGGGTACAGATGTCCTACGCAAAGGCTTTCATGATGATATTTGGATTGCTAGTTTAGAAAGTAAACTGCTACAAATGAAGCAGGATGCTGTTATTAGTGATGTGCGTTTTCCTAACGAAATTAAAATGATCAAAAGACTGCGTGGTAAAGTATACCGTATCAAACGTGGGCCTGATCCTATATGGTTTGAAGACGCTCTTAGACAAAACGAAACAAACAAAGAAGCAAGTAAAACTAAAAATATGATTCTTGTTAACAAAATGGCCGAACATCATCCGGATGTACACGTAAGTGAATATGCTTGGGTTGGTGAAAAAGTAGACGATACAATAGAAAATGACGGTACTCTAGAAGACCTAAAAAATAATGTTAGAAGTCAGGTGTTAGGTCTCCCTGCTTCCAAGTAGATCCTTCTTTTTGTAAAATTCTTTGACAATTAGCACAAATAGTTTTTAAATTACTGGGCCTAACATTGGTTAGTTTTCCATCTAAATGAAATACGTTAAACTGCTCTTTGTGTTTGCTTGAGAACCCGCACTTGTCACACTTGCTTTCCATACGATATCCAGATTGATACCAATATGGTATACCAGGTGTTGACCCTGTTGTACAGCGTTCACATTTGCTTCTATAATAGGTCTTTTTACCTTTATAGTAATTAATAGCAACGGGCCTCTTTTGGCATTGTTTACATAGTGGTCTGCTCATATAGTGTATTTATCAACCCCTTTTCAACCCCTTTTCTTAACTATAATTAACCTCGTTTTTATGAATATATTATAAATACATATGAATTGAAATAAAGGAGTTATAACATGGCACTTTCATCACCAGGTATTGAGGTAAAGGTAATAGACGAATCGTTCTATACACCTGCCGCGGGTGCTACCGTCCCGTTAATTGTGGTAGCAACAGCAGAGTCTAAACCAAATGGCTCTGGAACAGGAACAGCAACAGGTACAACAAAAGCCAATGCTGGTAAAGTATTTTTAATATCAAGTCAGAGAGAACTTACTGATACATTCGGTAATCCAACTTTCTATACTGATGCTTCAAACAATCCGTTACACGGAAACGAATTAAACGAATATGGCCTACAAGCGGCTTATTCATACTTAGGCGTTGCTAATAGAGCATACGTTGTAAGAGCAGATGCTAACCTATCTGAATTAAAAGGATCTTCAAGCGAACCGGTTGGAGAGCCTAATGATGGTACTTACTGGTTTGACACTGATGATTCAATTTACGGTATTTTTGAGTGGAATGGTGATACACAAAAATTTACTAATAAGGCTCCAAGTGTTATTTCAGCGGCAACAGATCTAGATGGTGTAAGCGGTGCCACTTATACAGGAATTAAATCAAGCGTTGGATCAATCGGAGACTATGCTGTTGTTACTTGGAATACAGAAAACAAAGTATGGTATAAAAACGAAAATAATAAATGGGTTCAAGTAGGTTCATCAGATGAATCTGCATTTGATAGCGTATCAGGATTCAAAGGTGCAAACCAAGCGGCGGCGGCTACTGATTGGGAATCAACTACTTGGATGACAAGTTGGCCAACAATTACTGCTACACTAACACCTAGTGCAATTGATGACGCTAATATTATTATTAACGGTACTGACGTTAACGTTGGTGCTCCTGACCCGCTTATACCAGCAACACCAGATGATTTGGTACAATCAATTAACCACTATAAAATTCCAGGCATTGGTGCTAAACTAGATGCTAACAACAGAGTTAAAATTTACTCAGATGGAACTAGTGCAATTACTACACCAGATTCAACACTAAGTGAAGGTGGTATTTTAATTGAAGAAGGTACAGGAAACGTTCTTACACAACTAGGTATTACAGCAGGTTATTACTCAAATCCAGAATTACAAATTTCAGCACACAGCAAAGTTCCATTATGGAGAGCAACTGACAGAGTTGAAATTGCTGGTACAGGATATTCTGCACTTAGACCATCAGGCGCTGTTTGGATTAAATCTTCAACTCCAAATTTAGGTGCTAGTTGGAAAATTAAATTGTATTCATCAACAACAGGTTTATGGACAACCGTTGATGCTCCAATTTATAATAGTGCGGCAGAAGCAATTAATAAAATTGATGCAGGAGGTGGTGTAAACATTACAACTGGTCAATTATTCATCTTAGCAAACCAGACTGGTAATGATCCGGTACACGCTGACTTTAAAATTTATAGAAGAAGCGTTCCAAGTCCTTCATCAGGAACAGGTACGGTAGCAAGTCCAACTTTTGCTTCTGGTACTAAGACGTTTACAATTAAAGAAACAACAGCAGGAACAGCGGCGTTAACATCACAAACTGCATCGTTCACAGGAACAAGTGCAGAAGATTTTATTGCGGCTGTTAGTTCCGTTGGTTTAACAAATGTTGAAGCAACACTTACTGCTGATAACAAAATTAAAATTTCACATAAATTAGGCGGTGAAGTTATTCTTACTGATGGTACTGGTACTCCATTAGCAACAGCAGGTCTAACTAGTGCGGCAGACGACATTTATGCGGCAACCGGAGATGACGACTATGTTATTTCTAATTGGAAAGCATTAAGTTATGAAGCAAAAACAACTGCTCCTAATTCAACACCAGCAGACGGTACATTATGGTATTCAACTACATTAGATGAAGTTGATATGCTAGTACACAATGGTACTACTTGGGTAGGTTATCTAAATGAATTTAGTGACGCTGACCCAGCAGGTCCAATTGTTGGTGCTACAGAACCAACTACACAATCAGATGGTACTGCACTAGTAACTGGTGATATTTGGATTGACTCAGGAAATTCAGAAACATACGGACAAAAAATTTACAAATGGGATGGTAACAATTTAGAATGGGTGGCTGTTGATGTAACAGACCAAACTTCAGAAGATGGTATCCTATTTGCTGATGCACGTTATGGTTCAGCAGGTACAACTGGTGACACAGCAGGAACTATTGTAGACTTGTTATCAAGCAACTACTTAGATCCAGATGCTCCAGATCCAGACTTATATCCAAGAGGTATGTTGTTATGGAACACTAGACGTTCTGGTTACAATGTTAAGAAATTTGTTAAAGGCCACATTGATATCAATGCTGACAACGGATTGAACAAGAGATTCAACGGTGTTAGTGGTGCTGATACAGAAACACCAGACGGTGAGATCATGGACGGAAGAGCAGTTAATGGTCAGGCTACAACAAAATATAAAACAGACCGTTGGATTGGATTTAATACACAAGCAGAAGACGGTTCAGGATTGTTTGGTAGACAAGCACAACGTAAAACGGTTGTTGCGGCACTTAAATCAGAAGTTAAATCAAACCAAGATTTACGTGACGAAGAAACAAGAACATTTACA